ATGGTTGAGTAAATTGATTAACTGCTTCAGAATTTGGGTTCATTAGATCTTGAAGATATTGATTCCCTTGCATTTGCCCCTGACCCACCTGACCTTGAGGATTTAGCATCTGCATAAGCTGTTGAAGAATTTGTTTCTGTTGAGGATTCATTGTAGGAAGCTTCTGCATACCACTTTGTCCGAACAACCAATCCATTATGCCTGCCATTTTAGACCTCTTTGAGTATGTTGATTATAATATCTGCTTGACTTAATGGTACAGCAATGGGATTAACAAAAAAAGCATTTGTCGCATCAACCCATACATTAGGATAAACGACCGTAAAGATTCGTCCATCTGTTGCAGTACAATTAGCTGTTATGCCAGCGGACTCCTTCACACCTATCATATTGTGAGGAAAGCTAACAGTTGCTGATGCCGGAATGTGACCACCATTCAAATTCACAAAATCCATCGTTAAACGATAAGCATTCCTAAACTGTTGAGGATTAGTCTGTATATAATATTGTATAGCAGATGTTTGCTCAACAAGATTATAGAGAGCACCCTCCTTCTGATTGATTATGTAACATACAGTTCGCAAAAGCGTCTCTAAATTATCCTGAAATTCCTTGGGCGAATTAGAGATAGCAGGAAAGTTTATCGTTGTAGGAAGTTGATTTGTAAGTGACGGAAGGTTTGAATTATAAGACATCAGTAGACCCCTTTGCCCCCGGCACGCGTCCAGATTCTAAGCGCGTTAAGAACAAAGTCTTGCTGATGAGTGGCAAACGTATTCATTAAATTATCATCATAGGTAAATTGCAGACTAAAGAAGTTCCCTTGTGTCCCTGCATAAAAACGTTGCCATGTATAATCTTGGCCTTCACAATAAAAAGGGAAATTGACTTGTTGCCAATTTCCCCCAGAAGTGTAAGAAGGAAAGGAAGTTGAATCAATATTTATGCTGAAGTTTAATTCATCTACATAGGTTATGAAATATGTGAATCCGTTTAGATTTACCATTCCACCAACACTTTGAATAATTACTGAATCACCATTTGCAAGTCCATGAGGAGTACGGCTTGTAATTTGGCAGGGGTTGGCATTAGTGATAGCTGTTATATAACCCGAAGATGTCAATGCTGTTGACGAATTTACTTGACCAACTTCAACATTAGCTTTTTCTTCAAGAGATGCATTGTTATATAAGTTAACAGTTACCTCAGCAGTTGGTGTTGCATCACACAAGAAATCAAGATGTCCAAATTTGCATTGTAACCCTGCTTGCATCAAAGGATTAAAATCCTTCGTGATCATATCCATTACAGGAAATAGAGTTATTTGCCCTCCACCCATGTAAGTAGCACCATCTGCGGTAACAGGAGTATAGGTAAATAACGCTGTGTATTCTTGAGCTGTAAAATCCCATTGGACTATTCCAAATGTATCAACATCTATGTAGGCCACTTGATAGATTTGGTTATTTAATGATGTCGGTACGAATGTACCTGTAGTGGTATTAACAAAAAGCAATCCGGTTATGTAAATTATTTCTTCGTGTTGCAAATTGTGGCTATAACTTGTAACGATTATCATCGCACCTGTTAAATCAATAGCCGATATATAAAGGCTCTCTTGATCAAATGCCGGTACTTGAGAATCCATTATCGTTTCGCTATTTGGGTCAGCATAGAAATGAATATACCCTTGCTGATTTCCAGATATGATATCTAAATACTCTTCCTGTACAAAGGTGTCCCAAGTAACTGCATCATCCCAAGTTACATCTAAAGAATCCCAGCTAATACCGGCAGGGCTTGCAAGATTGCCATAGGCTGTAATTGTATTCCTGAATTGCGCCCAAGTATTATTGCGATAGTTATACAATAACGTATAGTTAGGAAACTTATACCCAAGCGGCCCATCAGGATATGCCCAATAAACTAGCTCTTTTTGATAATCACGGATACCACAGACTCGTTGATGTCCTTCATTTGCATCCTCGATCTGAAAGACAACATCAGGAATATCTAAATCGATCCTTGATACATCATTACCAGATGTAGTAACAATTGCTCTATCGGATATGGCTAATACTCCTTGATCGAATAAGATAGGGGAAAACGTCGATGCACATCCAAAATCAGCAGATATACGCTCCCACAAGAAAGGAAGACCATATTCACCAACATAGCGCAATCTCCATGTTGATCCTTGAAACCATACGATAAGAACGTTTTTGTAAAATGCAGCGCTTACTATAATTTCGTTTACTGGACAATCTATGAAACCACCTTGCCCAAAAAGATCTGATCGCCAAGCATCTACTGCTAATGGATTTCCTATGGCGCTAAAGCGGCATCTATTAAAGAAGTTATGCGAAGTTGCATAATTGGGTGTTCCAGGTGTTCCAGAATCTGTTGTTTCCCAAGTATTTAAAGCTAGTAATCTACCGTAATAAGGGATGAGAATGCGTGCTTGCGTTAGATATGTGGCCGGTGGAGCAGTTGGTGGATTTGATGCCAGAAGAGGAAAGAAAGGATTCCAATTTACCCCATCGAAATATCTAATAGGATCAGCTGCATCATTTACGAAGTTAGTGACAAAGAATAATCTATCAAAAGCATTAATACCTCGCCAATTCGTAGCCCAAAAGAAATCATTATCTGTACCAGCCCACACTGTTCCAGGTGCTAATTCTTGAAATGATTGACTTACATAAGTATAACAATATTTCGTATCGAAAAGAATGGTTTGTTCTGTAGCAGTATCGCCAATTTCTCTTAATGGGATTCCCATAACAGGAAGTGCAGGATAGTAATTAAGCGTTACAGTTAAAGTGGATGCTGTATAGGCACTTGAACTTTGAACTGTGACATCCCCCGTGGAATAATTTATAGAAACTGATGTAATATTAGGCGCAAATCCGGTCATTTGAGCTGTGCCAGTAGTATCTACCCAAGTTTGAACCAAAGGGGTGACGCCACCTCCAGAAAAAACTAATGATATATTTCCGATGTCACCAGGCTCTATATTTGGATGCGCTTCTGTGATACCCAATTGAGTAAATAAGTTAAAGACCGTCTCCCCCATACCTATCGTCACTGTTCTAGCCGACTGTGCTGTCAATATACGTCTAAGTCTACCGATCAGGAGAATACCCTCTCGCTTCTTTATCCGATCACGCCAGGCATAAGCATTCATCAAGCGCTGCCAAGCCCCATCCATTAATAAGAATGGTTTCTTATTAAGAGTTAACCCTCCAGCTGTTGGTGCTATGAATTGAGGCGTAAATGACATTAAAAACCTATTGCACTCCACACGAGAATAGAATTAACATTAGCTGCTGTAGTATTATACCAAAACTTTGAAGCTGTAGGTGTTCCACCGTTATTTGTGGGATTATTATTAACTGTTGCAGATCCTGTATCCGTTCCCATTCCACCTCCATATTGCCAAAGAGTTACTTGTATTTGGAAAGGAGCATTTGTTGAAGGGAAAGCGAAAGGAAACGTTAAACTTCCGTTTACACCAGGATTTGTTATTTGCCCATATTGCATAATCAATGCTCCTGGTAAAAAAGTCCATCCATTTGGCACAGTTGCAAATGTCGAAAATTTTGATTGATATGATTTAGTGAGCTGATAAACTTTATTATTTTGTGATATTACATATAAAGATGGCTCATTTGGCGCATTAAGATCTGCCGCCGTAAATAAAACACATTCTCCAGCAGCCCTTGATGGTGGAGATGCGAGGGATTGAGAAGGCATTGTTACAAATGTATGTTTGCCCGAATTCGCTCCACCGGCTGATCCAATTGCATAATGATTTATAGAGAAAGCTGATTGAATCAACGCAAAATTGGAGTTTATGGGATTTTTTGTTACTCCCAATGATTGACCTGTTAATGGAACATTTGAATAAGTCATTAATTGCCTCCGCCGTCTCCCCATCCTTGCATATAATTATTTGTGTAATCTAATTGATCTGAAAAAAGTGTTTGAATGCGTCGTTTTCCTAAATTTGCATATGTTCGCGTATAATTTAATTGGTAGCGTTCTTCTAGCATTTTGTCCATCATTGCTACGCCGTCCATGTCTATACGATCCTCATAGACTTTCTTAGCTGTGCCTATTGCTAATGTTTCCCACCATTCCATTAATTCAGGGACGCCGCTCATATTTGGCGTTGATGGATCGTTAGTACCTAATAAAGCCTGAGATGGGGTTCTATACGCTGTTATCTCTACTGTATAGCCCTGATCGGGCACAGGTCGGCAAATGATCTGGTCTTGGTAATATAAGAGCGCTATGGGAATGTTAAGCACTAAAGGGTTGTATTGAGCTGTGATGGATTCTAAATTACCCGGTGCTTGATTGAATTTTACACTAATTGAACCTGTTCCATAATCGATTGTATTTGTGCCTGTTGGATCAACATCGCCTATCAAATTCCCATTACCATCATCAGTTACATTAAGTGTTACACCATTTATTACATTGGCCGTAAGCAAAAAGTTTTGTATGCGATCAATATTAGCTTGAGGAAATCCAGGAGGAAATCCGGTAGGAAATTCTTCGGTATTAGATAAAGTTGTGGTAACAGATGGATTATTGTTTATGCTTCTAAGGATTGGAACATTTTGCAACATACCTGTAAATGCAACTTGTGATCCATCACCTATAGATATTTGTTGAAATTGCTGATTGTGATTCGAACTGTAGTAATTAAAATAATAAAATGATTGAGGGTCAAAAAACAATTGCACATTGCGTTTTGCCACCCAACAAGGATTTTGTAGATTGATCCAATGATTGCGATCGAAGGGATATGTATCAATACCCACTGTTGTATTGAATGTATAAATATCCTTTAAATCTAGCGATCTAAACTGCGCTGGAAAATCATAAAGATAAAAGCTATTCAAATAATCTATGATATCGGAATCAGTCAATTGATTGCTCTTGCCCGATACCGTTAGTTTTCTAACTTTTGTTATTATCGCCTGAAGTGTTGCAATTGCCATAATTATGAAGACCTATTGTCGAATGCGTCTTGTAAGTTCATAGTGCTTGGATTCGAGTAAGGGATAATCCCAGAACTGGAAGGCACGCATACAGGTGGCGTTGTTCCAAGCGTAGAATCCGGTATCACAAATGGATTCCAAGAACTTGTTTCTATATTCACAGTTATAGAATATGTTGTCAATGCAAGTACAGTTCCAATTTTATTGTTTATCTCTGGCATCCCATATGCCGCAGAAACTCTAAATCCAACATTCTCACCAAGCGTAAAATCATGAGGAGCACCAAAGGTTACAACTGCTTTTACATCATTAGTGATTCCTACGATATAAGAGAATGTTGGATAAAAGTTTGTGATCATTGAAACTCTAATGGTGTAAATCTTACCCTTGAAATTCTTTCAAAAGTACTTGGTACTTGTGTGCCTTTCTCAGCAATTTCAGGATTAATACGTCTAACCTTTTTCTTTGTATTATTCAAATGCCTTACTACCCCCATGGGTAATTCACAAACCTCTCCGTGATCAATATGAAAAGTTTGAATAGATTCTCCAGGCCAAATGCGATATGAGAATTCCAAGAAGCCACCTTGAGCGTCAATGAAATCAAATTGTCCTTTAACCAGCTTTTCATCTTCTTTCCGTTTCTTTTTGATCAAATCCTCAACTTCTTGTTTGTTGAGATGTGTTTTTTTTGCTTTTTCTACTGTTGTTACTCTCATCTTTTTCCTTAAGTAAGGAGGGGCGGATGCCCCTCACGTTAAATAGTATACGTTGTGAACGTATCAAATTTATAAGCTTCCCATTCCCAAATATCATTATTTTGAGATACATGCGAAGCTACATTAAATAGTGCTGTGCCAAAACGAATTAAGTTTACGTTTTGATTATCAAAACTATCTAATAAGTTAGTACCTGGTGGCTGCAATGCAATCAATGGATTTCCATTGTAAGGCACAACACCAGAGGAGGAAGGGCCACAAACAGCTGGAGAAATACCAGCGCCAGCCACAGCCGAGGTGGGCCATGAGAAGGCTGAGAATCCGCTTGTGTTTACATCGATTGTTATCGATGAAACAGTTGCAGAATTCGTCACAGTGAGTACTCTTCCTACTACATTGTTCATTTCTTGCATACCCCAGCCATTATTGGCTGTTGTTATTTTCGTAGGAATACGGAAATAAACGTTTTCACCAGGGGTGAAATCATTGGGTTGTGTGAAATAAACTGTTGGAGTTGCAGCTTGTGTTATATTTGCAATCCGTCTTTCTCTAGGGTAATAGCGTCCTGGAATATATTTTATTACTGTTGCACCAGTTGAATCTGCTGCAAAGGTAATGCCAGAAGATGCCATATATCCGAGAGTGATAGAGGTATTTACAGTCACGGCTGTTACCGCGAAAGAATAACCACCTATTTGGAGTTCTCCTAGAGGATTAACAATTCTAACAATATCTCCCACTGCAATTGTACCGGTATTTGCCATAGAAACAACAAATGTTCCAGCACTACCTGTAATAGCAGTAGCTGCCAGACTTGCAAAAGTTGGAGGATTAGCTGTGCTGTAAGAACTGATAGCGTCTACGGAAACATTTCCTGTTGCAGGCAATCTATACGATGTCATTGCTGGAAGTTGCAATGATGTATTATCTGCCGACTGCAAAATGCCGAAAGCCGTCCCTTGAGCCATAGTTCTATTCCATTCCCATTGGATAGAACAAGCTAAGTTTTTAGCACCCCATCCAGTGCCGTTTGCAGATGCAACATAAACTGGAAGAGATTTTGCTATAATTTTGTCCGGTACACCATTGCACTGAACGTTAACACCTACGATAGCTCCAGAAGCTGACAACTGGAAAGTACCACCGTCTAAAAACGAAT